ATACTTCAAACATAAATTAACAAGAGACTATGTAGCAATACGAAAGGAGAAGCTATGAACGTACTAAGTTTATTTGATGGCATGAGTTGTGGGCAGTTAGCCTTGCATCGTGCTGACATTGATGTAGACAACTACTTTGCTTGTGAGATTGACAAGTATGCTATGTTGATTACACAAAAGAATTTCCCGGATACGTTTCAATGGGGAGATGTAACTAAGATCAAAGTGCCTACTAGAGGTAGCATTGATCTGTTAATGGGGGGCAGCCCTTGTCAGGGATTTTCATTTGCGGGACATCAGCTTAACTTTGATGACCCACGTAGTAAGTTGTTCTTTAACTTTGTGGATATACTAGAAAAGATTAAGCCAAAGTATTTCTTGTTAGAGAATGTGCGTATGAAAAAAGAGTCACAAGATGTGATCACAAAGTATCTAGGTGTTGAGCCTATAGCGATCAACTCTGCTCTTGTATCAGCACAGAATCGTAACAGATTATATTGGACTAATATACCTAATGTCACACAACCACAACAGAGAGACATTGTTCTAGCTGATATACTAGAGGACTTACCCTTTGATGAAGCACCCAACTACCTCAAGGGTACATGGTGTGGTAGAGTGCGAGGTGACATGGTAAAGTCTGTCGATGATGCCAAAGCAAACTGTCTTACTGCATCTATGTACAAGGGGCAGATACCTACCTTTGTCAAAAGCAAGAAGCCTATACAAGTGGGCATGGCTAATGACATCAAGGGGTTTGATATTATCAAGAGAGTGTATTCACCTCAAGGTAAGTCACCTACCCTTACGACTATGCAAGGTGGACACAGACAACCCAAGGTTGCTATTGGTCGCATTGTCAATCGTAGGCTAGATGAGAATGGAGTTAGAAAAGATAACCAACTTGAGTTGCCATTCACTACACAACTTGAGGTTAGCGATAGTGCAAAGTCCAACTGTCTTACCACAGTACAGAAAGATAACGTGGTAGTTAGTGAAGACTATTTGTACAGAAAACTTACACCACTAGAGTGTGAGAGATTACAAACCTTGCCTGACAACTACACAGAGGGTGTTTCCAATACTCAACGATACAAAATGATTGGAAATGGCTGGACAGTTGATGTCATTGCTCATATACTGAAAGGAATAAAAGATGTATAAGTTTAAAATAGGAACTGAGGTTCAAGGAGCAGAGTATATTCAAGGTGATCTCATTTCAATAGCAGAAGGTAAAATAGTAAAAAGAAAAAGATGGAGTGGCGAAAATTGGTATACCTTAGATGTAGGGAAAGTCTTTTTAGAAAATGAAATAAGGGAGATAAAAGATGAATAACAAAATGACAAACGAAACACGATATAAAAAAGCATTGGTTAATATTTTATTTTATCAAGCAGTGGGTATGAATAAGAAAGAACTCCAACCTATACTTTTCATTGATGAAGAAGCTACAGATGCTTGGACACTTGAACAATGTCGTATGCAATACGTCAAAGACCAACTAGAATTTATTCATGGTGGTAATCTTGATGATGAGATAGAAGAAACTTGGAACACAGTATTTAAAAAGGAGATGGTATGACTAAGTTAGAGGAAGCTATGTATAAAGCACATAGGAGTACTATGACATCTAATAAAAAAGAAAATAAGAAATACCACGATTGGGTATACATGGCAGATGACCAAATAAACCATGTACTAAAATGGGTCATCATATTTATCTATGCTTGTGCTGCGATAGCAATTGCAAGTGATCTATTAAGTAAATTTTTATAAGGAGTAAAAATGTTTCACAGAATAGTAGATTTTTTTAACGTCAACTATGGCGAGGGTACAAAGTTTGACCTCGACTATGGTAAATTATTAATCATTGGACTATGCATATACATAGCCATAAAAGTATCTTAATTACAAACAATGGAGAAAGGAGAAATATCATGCCATTAGATTTTGTAACTAACCCTTTATTTCAAATAGAGGGATCTGACCTTGACTTCAAAGTAGGCTACAAGCCAACCAAGATGAAAGGCAAAAAGTATGTCATCAACAAAAGTACTGGGGATTATATCGGTATTGTAGGCGATGGCTTTAAATGTGCATCACACCCACAGTTTTTCAATGGGATCAAAGAAGTGATACAAAACAACAGAATGCCTCATGAGTTGAAGGATGCAAAGGTTAGGATATCCACTGCTAGGAATAATGCCTTTGGTCTTTTAGATATCACGTTGCCTAACGTGGAGCATGAGGTAATTACGAACAAGCATAGAACAGTTATCAATGAACGTATTGTAGCATTGCATGGTGTTGATGGATCTTGTTCTAATCAAGCTCATACGGGAGCTATAGATAGCTATTGTAGTAACGGACAGATTACTGGGGACTTCAATAGTATTATCATGAAGAATACCAAAGGCTTTGTTTATGGTAACTTTATTAGTAAGCTCAAGAAGGCTAGGGCAAACTTCGAGCTACGTTGTGAGATGTTGCAGAAGTGGGCAGACACACCTCTCAATGTAGATGGTAAGACATTCCTATCTAGCATCATCAAGTCTGAGAAGATGGTAGACAAGATGTATGAGTTAGCACACAGAGAGATTGCCAAGAGAGGTAAAAATGTGTTTGCTCTTTACTCTGCTTTCACTAACTACTCTTCTTATGCTGATAACCACAATGGCTTCACTCTTAGAGAGACTGGTCACGACACTAAGGCAGAGTCCATGTGGAAGAGAGAGCAAGAGGTTGCCAAGTGGATCAACTCACCACAGTTTAAACAATTGTTGGCAGCATAATGAAGACAGATAAGTTACTACAAGAATACTATTTATCGTTTGATTTCAACAACTTACGTGATGAAACTAAAGCACAATATAAGTATTTTCTTAGTGTAGCTATGGATACAAATGTTGGTACTACTCGCACTTTGGGTAGTATCAACTTATCTGATATCACTACTAAGAATGCTAAGATGTGTTACGAAAAATGGTGTGAAAAAGGCATACACATGGCAAATCATGTTGTGTCTGTAGCTAGAATATTAATTAATTATGCTATACATATGGAGTATTGTCATACTAATCCATTCTCTCATGTAAAGAGGAGAACTGCACCACAGAGAAAGGTTGTTTGGCAAAAAGAAGATGTGAAAAAGTTTTTAGATCATGCCTATTCTGATTTTAAATATAGAAGTATAGGTCTGATTGTTCACATGGCATATGAATGGTGTCAGAGATTAGGAGATATGAGAACATTAACATGGGAAAGTTTAGACTTGGATAATCAGAAAGCACATATCACTCAATCTAAAAGGAGAGCAGAAGTTTTTCTTCCTATAGCAGATGATCTTAATGATATGTTAAAGTCGCAACGAGAGGACTTTGGCTTTCAGAGGTATGTTACCCCTAGACCTAAACCAAGAAGGGGTCTGTACAAGCCTTATTCGCTCACTAAACTACCTTTCATAGGTAGACAGATAATGAATGAAGCGGGATTGTCTGAAAATTTACGATTATCTGACCTTAGAAGGACAGGTACAACTGAAATGGTAGATGCTGGAGTATCGATGGGCAATATCATGTCTGTAACGGGACATGCTAATCCTCAAAGTGTAAAGCCTTACATGAAAAATACTTTCACTTCTGCTAACTTTGCACTAGATGCAAGAAAAAAATTGACGGATTTTTAAAGTTATGATAAAAGACATTAACGTTGTCCGGGGGTATATGTTAGACTTAGATATACCTATAGGGCATACCAAGAGACTTAACTGTCCCATTTGTAATGGTTATAAAACATTTACTGCTACTAATAATATGGGAATGTTAGTTTGGAATTGTTACAAGGTTTCTTGTAACATAAGTGGTAACACAAGGGTACAACTCTCTGCTGATGATATTCGACTGCATCAATCACAGAAAGATAGTGTCTCTCCTCCACTCACAACCTTTGTGTTACCCGAATATATTGTCCCCCATAATAATAGATCAAAACTAATTGACTTCTGTAACACATGGAATCTAGACCCTAACAAACTTGATTTACACTACGATGTAAAAGAAGATAGGGTTGTGTTCCTTGTGAAACAAAACAATAAAATTGTAGATGCGACTGGAAGAGCATTAACATCAAGACTACCTAAATGGAAACGATACGGAAATAATCCCTTGCCTTATTATTATGGCAGTGGTAATGTCGGTGTTGTTGTAGAGGATTGTGTTAGTGCTGCCGTTGTTGGTAGTGATGCATTCGTCGGGGTTGCTATTCTTGGTACTTCACTCTCGGAAGAACATAAGGATTTTCTTTCACAATTCTCTACAATAATTATAGCACTTGACCCCGATGCTATGCCTAAGATTTTTGCTTTTGCAAAAGAACTGAGAGGATATGTAAAAAACATTAAGGTATTAAGATTAACTGATGATTTAAAGTATTCACGAAAACAAGATATAACTAATTTATATAACCTAACCCCGAAGGAGTAAAATATGGAATTAGCATTATTAAGAAGTTTGATGGACAAACAATTTTATGATGATCATAAAGGAGCAAGGTGTCCAGACAGATTGTTTAGTAAAGATTCAAGGAAAATTAAACAATCAATAGATTCAGCAATGGACAGATATGAGAGAACTGTTACACCTGATGAAATAGAAGCACTATTCATGACTAGTCATCCATCGATGACAACTGCACAGAAACAAGCCTACTCATTATTATTCAAATCAATTAAGAAAGAACAACCGTTAGGCAATGATGTAGCACAAGAGGTGTTATCGAAACTGTTCCAACAAGTTATAGGTGAAGATGTGGCTAACTTAGGATTCGATTACGTAAATGGAATACAGACTAGCCTTGAGCCATTGAGATTGTTACTTGAACAATACAATGATGACTTCACCCCGGATCTAAATGTAGAATGGGATGACATAAGTATTGAGACATTACTAGCTAAAAATGATCTAGAGGCTAGGTGGCATTTCAATATACCCCCACTCACAAGAATGATTAGTGGTGTAAATGCTGGACATCTGATTGAGATAGGTGCGAGACCTAATACTGGTAAGACATCATTTCATGCGAGTATGATTGCATCGCCTAATGGATTAGCACATCAAGGTGCTAGTTGTATTGTGCTTTGTAATGAAGAAGGATCACATAGAGTTGGTGCTAGATATCTAACTGCAGCTACTGGCATGACAATGCAACAAGTTAAAAGAGACCCATCTAAAGCTAGAGATCTATATGCTCCCATTAGAGATAAAATTAAAATCAAAGATGCTACTGGTCGTGATATGTCTTGGGTTGAAAGTGTATGTAAATCATACAAACCTGATGTAGTACTGCTTGATATGGGAGATAAATTTGCAAGGACACAAGGCTTTGCAAGAGCAGATGAATCACTGAAAGCGAATGCTATACATGCGAGACAGATAGCAAAGCAACATGAGTGTGCAGTGTTTTATATGTCTCAACTGTCTGCTGATGCAGAAGGTAAGGTTCTACTTAATCAATCAATGATGGAAGGTAGTAGGACTGGTAAAGCTGCAGAAGCAGATCTTATGATATTAATAGCTAAAAATCCACCCAAGCAAGAGGATGGAGATGTAGAAGATTTACAAAGGCATCTTAATATTGTAAAGAATAAACTTACAGGTTGGCATGGTGTTATAACTTGTGAGTTGAATTACAAATTAGGAAGATATGAATCTTGATTGAAGTAAATGTAACAAACGATATGTTTGTAAAGGCAAGAGAGAAGGCAATTGAAGTTGGTAGATTAAATAACTCCATATTAAATGGTGGTGGTAATCTAGCAGGTTTTATAGGAGAACAAATAGTTCTTCAAGTTTTAGGTGGTGATTGGTTAAATACATACGAGTATGATTTAATTATAGATGGACACAAAGTCGATGTTAAAACAAAACAAACTAGTGTTGTACCATTACCACATTATGAATGTAGCATTACAGAATACAATGCTAAACAAGACTGTGATTACTATGCTTTCACTAGAGTTAAGAAAGACTTTAGTGTTGGTTGGTATCTCGGAGCAATGAAGAAAGCTGATTATTTTTATGAAGCTAAGTATTTAAAAAAAGGGGAAGTTGATCCTTCAAACAATTATACTGTAAGGGCAACTTGTTACAATCTAGCAATAGATAAATTGAAGGAGAGGTTAGAATGAAACTAACATTAGATGTAGAAAATACAGTAGTCAAAAGAGATGGCAAGATGCACTTAGATCCATTTGAGCCATCTAATAAATTAGTTATGGTAGGTTGCCTTGATGATCGTGGAAACCACTATCTATTTAATATGGACACTGAAGAGAAAAATAACGTACAAGAATTACTAGACAATACTACTATCCTAATAGGACACAATATCGCCTATGATCTAATGTGGATATGGGAATCAGGGTTTAAGTATGATGGTCCAGTCTTTTGTACAATGCTTACAGAGTACGTATTACAGAGAGGTATCAAAGAACCACTTCACTTGAAAGACTGTGCAGAAAGATATGATCTTGAAACTAAGAAACAAGACACTTTGAAAGACTACTTTGCCAAAGGGTATGCCACTGATGAGATACCTAGAGATGAACTAACTGAATATTTATTAGCTGACTTAAAAGCAACTCAACAACTAAGTGATATCT